TTAACTATTTGTAATTACGAGAATTACCAGAACTCACGAAACGATAATGAAACAAAGTTGAAACAAAGACGAAACAAAGTTGAAACAAAGTTGAAACTAAACAATAATGATAATAATGATAATAATATACATCCACTACAAATGTGGATTGAGGAAAATCTGCAATCAGTAAGAAAGATATCTGCACAACTAACATCAAAACAAGCTCAGGAATTATTGGATGAATATCCCATTGAAAAAGTTAAAGAAATACTTAAAGCAATGGAAAATTATAAACCATTACTTTCAAAGTATAAATCAGTCAACCTCACATTAAGAAATTGGATTAAAAGAGAAAAGGACAGAAACACAACATACACAGACCCCCAAAAAAACTATGAACCAACAAGCGATTTTATGAAGGAATTATTAAAGAGACCAGCCAATGCAAAATGAATTAGAAAAGGTTGTTTTAGGACATTTACTTTTACCCTCAAATGATAAATTAGACAGAGATATTAAACTTGATGCTTTGTGTGAATTAGATGAAAACTTGTTTACTTTACAGGAAAACAGAGAATTACTTAAAACTATTTCAAGATTAGTTATCGAAGGCAAAGACCCGGACTTTCTTGCGGTTTATCAATCAGGCTCACACAATGTTAAAATCGGAGAATATACAAAGAACCTAAACAGCATAGCTGATATTAACAAACATATTTGGTTGCTTAAAAGTGCAAAATACAAACTCGATTTGACCCGCGCTATCGAAAAACACTTAAAAGAAATTCAAAACGGAAGCTATTCTGAAGATTTAGACGAAATTAAGAATGGTTTGATAGCTTCACTCTCTGGAATTGCGATTGAAGACAGCGCTGATTTTATTTCAATTCAAGAATATACCGACAAAATTAAAGAGCAAATGGGAAGCAGCAGAGAAATTGAAGGATTGTCTTGGGGTGTTTCCGATATAGATAAATGGACATCCGGGATAGTGAGACCTCGTTTATATGTTTTGGGCGGACTAAAGAAATCAGGGAAGACAAGATTTATAATTCACGTGATGAAAACGCTTCACGAACAAAACAAGAAAATGGCTTTTTTGAGTTTAGAAATGCCAGCTTATGAAATTACTAAGTTATTATATTCTTCTTTTACCGGATATAATGATCTAAGATTTAGGTCCGCCTCTTTCCTGTCGAGAGAAGAAAAATATATGTTTGATAATACGATAATTAATCAAGACCTATTAGGGATTGAATGCAAATCAGCATTAAGTATTGAGCAGGTAATTTCAAGAATTAAGCGACTATCCAAGATGAACTTTAAGATTATTGCTATTGATTATTTACAAAGAATTAAAACCGGAAATAGCAATAGAGCCAATGAATTAGAAGATTATTCAATCAGGATTGCAGACGCAGCTCGTCAGAATGATGTGTCAATAATATTATTGTCCCAGCTTAACGCCTTAGCGGAAAATCCAAAAGAACCCCCGAATATGGGAAGCTTGAAGGGAAGTGGCGGAATTGGAGAGGCAGCGGATGTAATTATTTTATTTGACAATTTATACAGAAGAACAAAAAAAGAAGAAGACAAAAATCTAATTGATTTATATTTTGAACAACGGTATGGAGATTCGGGTCGCATACAAATTCAAGCAGACTTAGGAAGCTGCACATTTAAAAACTTAACAAATTAAGGAGTTACCATGAATTACGAATATATGTTCAAGTTAATAAACCAAATCTTACAGGAAACCCGGGACGAAAAAGTTATAAGTGTGGTTTTAAGAATGAATAATTATTTAGTCAAGGAAAGAAATGAATCTACAAAAACAGAACACGATGTCAAATGTGCCGAAGATACAGGGGTGAGCAAATGACACCAAAAGCACAGGAAATATTTAATAAAGCCTTTGAACTTAAAAAAGCAGCTTCGGAAATAGATTCCGAAGATATGTTCAAAGAAGCCGATGAATTGCTGAAAACTCTTTGCCCTGAGTGTGACGGATGGGGCTGTGTGGCTTCATTATATCAACCAAACAATCCTAATTTGATTGATTTACCGGAGGAAGTATGTAAGGAATGTCGTGGAAGCGGAGTGATAGAATGAAAGTATTAATTGCATGTGAATTTTCGGGAATAGTGAGAGAGGAATTTAAAAAATTAGGGCACGATGCTTGGAGCTGTGATTTACTTCCAACTGAAATTCCGGGTAATCATTATCAAGGTGACATATTTGAATTTCTTGATAAGGATATGAGTTGGGATTTAATGATTGCACATCCGCCTTGCACTTATTTAAGCAACGCAGGAATTGGTTGGTTTAATATAGAAAAATATGGAGAAAAAGCGAGAATTAGACACCTAAAAAGATTTGAAGCATTTGGTTTTGTTATGAAATTAGCACATCTTAAAATTCCCAAAATTGCTATTGAAAATCCAGTCGGATATTTAAACAGATTTTGGAGAAAACCCGACCAAATTATTCAACCTTATCAATTTGGCAATAAAGAAAGTAAACGAACCTGTTTGTGGCTTAATAATTTGCCTTTGTTGAAACCAACCGAAATAGTAACTCCCAAAATATATGGATATTATAAAAAGGGGAAAAAGAAGGGTTTGCCAATTTATGGAAATTCATATTTGCCATTTAGTGAAGATCGTTGGAAATTAAGAAGCAAAACTTTTCCCGGTATTGCGCGAGCTATGGCGGATCAGTGGTCTATGGCAGAACAATGGGGGAGATTATGAACGAAATTAAATTAAGCACACACTCAGAGCATACATGTACCATCACTTGTTTATCAAAATCAAGGTCAGAGCCTCTAAATGACGTAAAAATGCAGAAAGAGGCTAAGAATTTGTTTAATTTTATGTTTGTGAATTTACCTTCGGGAGTTTTCAAAGAATTGAGTCGTTTGATAATTAAGTATAACGAAGATGGGAGAGTTCTCTAAATGCCACCCAAAATAACAGAAACACTATATAGCACAAAAGAAGATATGCGGGTGACCATTTATACCCCCAAACTCAACCCTGACGATTTATGAGCGAAATTTAGCGAAAGGAATTTAAGAAATGCAAAAATCAGAAATAAAGTGGACTGAAAAGACCTGGAATCCTGTAACTGGTTGTACTAAGGTTTCTCAGGGTTGTAAAAACTGCTATGCTGAAACAATAGCAAAGCGATTTTGGGGCGATAGAAAGTTTACGGACGTGATTTGTCACGAAGATAGACTTGAACAACCACTACATATTAAAAAACCTTCAATGATTTTTGTTAATTCAATGTCTGACCTTTTTCATGAATCGGTTTCGTTTGAATTTATTTATGAAGTGATCACGGCTATTGAATTTTCACCTCAACATATTTTTCAGATACTTACGAAAAGACCCGTGACTGCGATGTTGTTTGCGCGTTGGTACAAGAATAAAAGAAAAGGCTGGCCTTTGCCTCGTAATATTTGGGTTGGTATTTCTGCAGAGGACATCCATACATTCGACGAACGAAGATTTTTCCTTTCACAAATTCCCGCTGCTGTTAAATTTATTTCGCTTGAGCCCCTATTGGATAAAATTACTTTTGATTTTAGCGAAGTAAGTAAACCGGATTGGATTATTGTAGGGGGCGAAAGCGGTGTACACGCAAGACCGATGAAACCGGAATGGGTAAGAAGCATAAGAGATCAATGTAAAGCTGCCGGCATACCCTTTTTCTTTAAGCAATGGGGAAATCATATTCACAAAGATCAAATTCAGTTTTTGTCGATGGGAGAAAAAGCAACGCACATATTAGCTGATTCGCCAGAAAATAAAGACGGGTTTATTTTCGCTTATCCAAAACTAACCGGCAATTTGCTTGATGGAATTAAATATGAAGAATATCCAAGAGGGGTGAAATGACCGGCACAATTAAATCAACATTACGGAACAGGTTAAAACCACGCAAGTCTAAGAGATATTTGAAGTGGATTAAGGAAAAATATCCAAATCAAGATTCAGATCACATTCTTGAGAGTGTTTACGGATTAAAACTCAATGATTTTTTAATAAGTATAAAATCACATGACCGTCACATGAGAAAGCACTATGGAAAACCAGAAGATGAAGACTTTGAGAGCGACTTAGTGGAAGCCCTTGAACATATTTTTGATTATATAATATATTTAGAGGAGTTAAAATGAAAAATATTCCCAAAGTAATTTATTTACAGGTTGACCCCGAAAACGAAGGTGGCGATTTTAACGAACTTCAGAAAGAAAGTTTGAACGGAATAACTTGGAGTGTCGATAAAATAAACGAGAATGATGTTGGATACTTCTCAGCGGCTGATATAAAACAACACTATGACTGGATAGTGAGGGTGTCGAAGGATTATCAAGAGATGATTGAAAGTGACAGAATATTAGGAACTAAAGAAACTTGGAGAGACCGGAAAATTGGGCTAGATAAAGCAATTAAACAATTTCAAAACTTATTTATAAAGGATGAAGAAAATAAATGAAAACTTTAATTTTTGTGTTATTATTAGCAGGGGTAATGTTCGGGCAAAAACCTGATACCGATACACTCCGTTGTTATTTATCAGATACAACACAGCATCTAGAAATTGGTAGTGATTTTTCACATAGCACGATAACCTTTACCCCAGAAAATTATTATTTTTTTACTTCAGGCAAATCAAGCCTTTATATTGACACCATCCTTGTGGTTGATAGCGGCAAGGTGAATTTAATTCCTATTCTTAAAGTAAAAATAAAAGAATTTCAAGATTTTTGGGATCAACTTAAAAATCTTTATCTTACGTTTTACGCATTCCAGATGGCAATGTATGACCCATATAAATATCCAAAAAACTTAAAAAATATGGTTACAAATGTGTTCAAGCATTACCAAGAATATTATAATAAATGGATAGATTCTAAGCCAGATTTTGAAGGTTTTGAGCTTTACCTTACGGACAAACAAGGATGGTTAGATCATCTTAATGTTATTAAAACTGAAATAGGGGAGTTAAAATGACCAAAAACGACATTGCAAAAGAATTCCTTAAACTTAAAAAATATGGTTACAAAGTTAAAAGTTTTGGAGACAATAGAAGCCTAAGACGAGGTCAAACCGGCTTTGTAGATACCGTAATATTTAACAGGAAAAACCTAATTTTCATAGAAGTTAAAGTTGGGAAAGATACTTTTTCTGAAGAGCAGTTAGAGACGGCAGATTTATTAAGTTCAGTTGCTGCAATAAATAAAACTGTCTATTATTACATTGTGAATGATGTAAAAGATGCCAAACTATTGGTAGATATAATTTTGAGAGGTGATTTATGAAATATTCACAAGCCCATATTCACAAGGGACAAAAAGTATCAAGCACCCTGTATTGGTATATCCACGGTAAATTAAGTTACTTTGAATATTACTATATGACAATAAATAAATTGAGGTATAAGAAATGCAAACCATAATTTTAACATTGGAAGTTTTCTTCTGTGGCTTTGCTCTTTATGGAGCTTATACTATGATGAAGAATATTATTAAAGCAATTAAAAGAATAAATGACGATAGGAAACTCTTTAAGTAAAAATTATAAATGAAGAAAGGAAGTTATTAAAATGAAACTATTTTTTGACACAGAATTTACTGGTTTGCATCAAAAGACTACTCTGATAAGCGTTGGTATTGTCTCTGAAGACGGGAAAACCTTTTATGCAGAATTCACTGATTATGATAAATCTCAATTAAATGGTTGGTTGGTTGAGAATGTTATTAAAAATCTAAAATTTAATCATAATCATTCAACGGAACATTTCGCTAATGGGATAGATGACGTAGAAGTTATGGGGAATACAGAAGAAATAAGATGGGCACTCATTTACTGGTTAAATCAATTTGACTCGGTTGAAATGTGGTCTGATTGTTTGGCTTATGATTGGGTTTTGTTCAACAACATCTTCGGTTCAGCTTTCGATATTCCCAAACATGTTTACTACATCCCCTTCGACATTTCTACAATGTTTAAGTTAAAAGGAATTGACCCCGATATAACACGGGAAGAATTCGCAAAAGAAATACTTACGGCAGAATGTTTTCAAGCAGGCGCAAAGCATAATGCTCTTTGGGATGCCTATGTAATTAGATCATGTTATAATATGCTTGATAAAAATTATAAAGAAAGGTAAAATATGCTTTTAAGAATACTAATTATCTATTGTGTGTTATCTTTACCAATTAACGCTATAATTTTATATCTAATGTGGAAAGTTCCAAGAGGACATGAGACGAGGAAACGGGATATCACGAAGACTAAGCAACATAACGATTATAGTTAGCTATAAACTGCTCAACAGTAGCAGCACCCGCAGGGGTATTATACCACTTCTTATAATAAGCCGCCAAAGCAGGTATATCATTGGCATCCGGTAGTGGCGCAGGTACAACATAATATCTTAGTCTGCAAAATATAGTTGCCATTTCATCATCATTAGTCAAGTCGGTGAACTGAACATTTTGAAGGTCAAATTTTTTTTCGTAAACTTCCTTCAACCAATCGAAAGTAGGTTTTTCCATTTGATAAATACCTTGTGCGATCCCACTTCCTAATTGACTTCTGTATTTACCGAATGCTGATTCTTGCGCACAAGTGCCTAACAATAAATTAAGCGCCGCCTCAGAGAACAAACCAATTTTTGTTAATGTATCTGTTATAAGTTTTATTAGTGCTTCTTTTTCCATTATATCCTCACTTAATTAAAGAGCCTTTAACACCGGTAATAGTATCAGGTATTTTGTCCATAACGCTTGTAATTCCAGAGGAAAGATTTCCAGACTGATATCCTACTTGCAGACCATGCACTTGGGTTATAGTTCCAACTACAAAACCTATTGCCGCTCCTACTATATGGACGGTAGAACTTGCAGGGAATAAAAGGAATATACCTGATAATCCCTGCAAAACAGTTCCAATAACCTCAGCGCGTTTCCACCAAGATTTTTTATTCATTAGAAATACTTCTGACAGTAAGTTTTGATCTGCATTGCTAGTGCAATTCCGTCCGTTACTGCATCGGCTTCGTTTGAGCCTGCCTTAAGTATGCCTAAAGCTACAATTGCATCACTGATTTGTTTAGCTTCTTCCGGTGTGATTGTATCGACTAATTCTGCTTCGATCTGTGGTAATGTACCCACGAAGTCGAAACCTGCTTTGGCTTCTTGCACTAAAGCTAAATCTTGCTTAAAATCGAAAATGTTAAATTTCTTTCCGATTAAGCCCTTGCCAAGTGTGTAAGCATTTCCTAAAAAAGAAATACCGTTTACAATGGCATCTACGTTCTGATTGTTCTCCATGATTTTCCTCATTGGATAGTTGTTATTAAATGTGACGGGCTGTTCTTCCAATCCCGCCGGTTTTAGATCTGAAAAATCTTCGTTCATTTATGCTCCCGAATTTCATCTTTGAAATTATTGTCAAAATCTTGTTTTATCTGATCTGAATTCTCCGGACTACCCACATAAGCAGAGAACTGGATCTTAATTTTTTTTATAAATGTTAATAGCTTCTTAAACACAATTACTTTCCTTCGTTATCATTTTGTATATAGTCTATGTGGAAATGATTCAATAGTGCTTTCAAGTTATACTTTATTTCATCGTTTGAATTTCTGCTGTTGACCATAGATTTTTCAAGGATGTCTATTCTGCCCGAATCAACACTAACTTTTTGGGCGGTTAAGTTAACTTGATTATTTAACTCACTTATGCCCCATATACCTTTTATAAAAAGCCCCATTATTGTAATCCAAAGCGTAATAATGATTAACCATGTTCTGATGGATAATCTATTCGTCACTGTTGAATCATACCTGCTTTTGTGTTCTTCTATGTCTGCCATTACCTTACTTTCTACCGTAAAATGTTTGAAATATAATACCATGAATTATGCCTTAATAGGATTTATGCTTTGTTGCTCTTAAATAATAATATAGTTTACTTGAGTTTTTATTCAGGATAACTATGCGAAACAATTGCATACTGAAATTCTTAATATAATACTCATTAGCCCCGGGAGGAAACAACAGTAAAGACGATACCTTAATAGTTCCCATGGAATCTGCCTGAGTTGAAACCCAAATAGTATCTTTAGGCAAATATTGAAGGTTTCCACCAGCATCAGAACCTATTTTGTATCTTATAGTACCCGATTGGACTTTGATGGAATCTATCAGAGTTGCAGCCGTATCGCTACCAGCTAAATAAATTTGGTCATACTGCTGATATAAATTTATAATTCTAACAGTATCAGTAGTACTTGTCAGAGAATCCTGCCAAATAGTATTGTAAACCCCGTCTATCGAAATAGATTGAGCATTTATCTTGGATAAAGCCCAAATAAGAACAAACAAAACAAGTAATTTTTTCATTTTATACCTCTATATAATTTAATAATTTACAAATTTAATACCAATAGTTAGAATGTGATACCATAAGACTTTGACTTTGCAATTTCTTCCGACAAAGTATCTAAAGCACCCAAATCAATTTCAAGTTGAAAGGCTTTCACCTCTGAAGCATTATCTTTACAATTCTTAATTGCTTCATCTAATGTATTTCCTAATCCTACAACAGCTCCAACAGTTTCAATTTTTGAATCTTTATTCGGAATATAATAATATACGCCTTCTGATTTAGCTACATTCTTAACCTTTATGAACCTTTTAACTTTATCCGGTATTTCAAAGGCTACTTCGCCAAGTGCTGCAAATTCAGAAGTCATTGTACATTGTGCGCAGTAACGAGCCTTAATTTTAGGCTCTACAAGCTCACCGCTTGCACCCGCCCAAGCTATTTCAGGTAGGTTACCGATTATTTCCATTTGAGACTGATGCGGAGGGTTTCCATTTCTTAGGCACGGATCTATTAAAAATCCTTCTCGTCTTTTAGTCACTCTTACTTCGGTTGAAAACTGCCCTTTCATTCTTTCTTGTTTGAAAACATCCGATAAGGCATCATTAACTTTCTTCAATGATTGCGGTAGTCCTTCTATCAAGCCCATTTTACCACCGTAAGACGATCCCTTGACCTCTAAACCGTATAGTCCATACTTAGGGTAGTCACCATTAACGCTATAAATATCAACTCCAAATTCAATAGCATCCGGTATCATTTTTTCAGCCATAAACTTATAGGTTGATTTTCTATGACCAAGTATTAAAGCCAAAGAATCAAAGAAAGAATCCATTTGGGGGTTACCCATTTTCTTAAATGTTTCGGCATCATACCTGTAATTATCAATTTTAATGAACCAATCCTTTGGGAGTTTTCTTAAACCATCAATACCAATAATTTCTTTACGTTCAGGAGTAGGAAGTCCAACAGACAACATCCATTCCGTAGTACGCATCCTATCACGTTCTAACCATTCAGACTTACCCGATCCCCATACCGGCATACCCAATGATCTTAAATGTTCCTGTAAATCTCCCTGATAAATGTCAGTGAATACGCATAAATCAAAATATTTTAGGTAGTCAAAGAAATTGGTAATAACGGTAATATTATCAAATCCTTCAGTTATAGCAACATCCTGAGAAGCCGGAAAAGCATCAATTTGAGATGGATTATAAAAATAAACGTGCTTAAATGTTTCAGAGGCTTGTACAGCTAACTCATTGAATAAACCCGTATCAATGTAGCAAGCAACAACATTTTTTAAGTCTTTCATTGGTTTTCCTTAACTCCATATTTTTTCTTTTCTTCAGCAGACATTTTTTTAGCCAATCTCTCTTTATATTCTTTTCTTAATCCCTTGAACATCCAAACATCATCAGGCACATTCCTTGATCTTACCATATCGGTAATTTGCCTTCTCGTAAATGTTTTATCTTTTAAAGCCTGCCTTATTAATTCGGCAGCTTTTTTATTATCCTTGTTTTTATATGCTTGCAAAATATCCCTACGAACTTTAGCAGATTCTTGAGCCGAATATGGTTTTACGCCCTGACCTGATTGTTTAGAGTATAATTCTTCGATATCATTTTGCATCGGAGTATTACTGATATATTTAGGCGCTGGACTCATACCGACAAAACTTTGAAGTTGTCCGCCCAAACCTTCACCGGCCTCAGCCCTTTTTTGCATACCTTGAATAGAAAAAGGCATTGCGGATTTACCAACATACGAAGCCCACTCACCAACTTTCTTAATCAATGGATCGTCAGGATTAACAATTTCATAACCATAATAATCCTTATTATTAAGCATTTGGATAACATCACTTATAAAAGGATGGAGTTTATTTTCAATAGTGGAAGTAGGTTTAATTGAGTAAGCCCAAGCATCACGCATATAGCCCGGTATTGATATCCTTTCGGGAGTCCCGTCAGCATTCATTTTACCGGTACGGGGGAAATAATAATCTTTTAATTCTTTCGGAGGCTGACCGGTATATAAATAATTTGTTATAGCTCCCGTCATTCCGCTAATTATAGGCAAGGCTAAGACATAAGCCATTTTAGGAGTTACGCGGAAACCTTGACCTTTAGCAGCACCATATATTTGTTTACCCAAATCAATAGGAGCACCGCCAATTTCTCTTAAATCTCCGATATTCCAACCCACCGATCTTACTGATCCCATTGATAAATCTTTGAGAGCTTTATTCCAGAATAAATTATCGTAAGTCATTTGTCCCATTCTATTATCAACACTATCCCAAGCCTCTTGTAATAATGCAGTTTCTTTTTTCCAATCTAATCCTTTGCTTGCAGCTTCTTTATTTATATTTTCGGCTAAATCAAAGAAAACTCCCAACTTTTGACGAGGGACCAAATCCTGCATTAAAGGCTTAGCTAAAGTTTCAATCAGTGCGCCCGGAGTTCTCAAAACACCGCCAATGGGATTCCCAGACCGCCAAGCCTTCATCCAACCCTGGACAGCTTTATTATAATAAAAAGAATCCATTTTAGCCCTGCCACCGGCACGCATCAAATTATCAAGCGCCTTAGTCATAATAGGATTCTTTGAATAGTAATCCTTCATTAACTCGTTACCCTTGATAAAATTTGTAACTGGAGATAGGGGGACATCTGCAAGTGATTTTAGAGATTCACCAAATCTGCCTTGAGAGAATTGTTGTATTCCTAAAGCCATTTTTGATATCATAACATCTTGGGTAGTGAAGAAAGCATGGAAACCGCTTAAACCTAATTGGAATTGATTTAATAAGTTTCCACTTTGTCTTAACACAGAAAAAAAAGGATTGTTTTGAAGTCCGGGAGACAAGTAATTATTAACAATATTTGCTGCTTTTTCAGGCATATAATAATTGCCTCGATAAATCAAACCTTTTTCTTTTTCTGAATATTGGAAAACCTTACCCATAGGATCATCCAAAGGTTTCCATCCCGAAGGCTGATCTCCTAATTTAGCAAATTTAATTAAGCCATTCTTTTTGAAATCTCCCTTTAAGTCTTGAGCCATAATATATTTATCCATTTCGTGTATTTTAGCAAGAAATAGCTCGGTAGGATTATAAGAAACAGGCTCTAATCCTTTTGCAATTCCGTCCATAGTCAAAGGTATAGTTCTTTCTTTCAAGAATCCTTTTTGACCTTCAAGATTAGATTTCTTAAAAGTATCAGAGAATGCTGCTTTTGCTTTTTCCGGATCTTTCCAAAAATGGGGGAAATAGTTTTCAATAAAACTTCCTGCACCATCCTTATAAGTATTTAAAATATATTGATATTTCTCATTAAGTAATTCCTGCATGTGCTGCATAATTTTAGATTCATTAGGATCGCCTTCATATTTACCTTTTTCAGCACCGTCAATAAGTTTAAGATTATCCGCATTAGATTTCTTATCAAAATAATCCCTTGCCTGCTTAAACGCATTTAATGTTTGTTCCCTTGCTCTCGTAAGTTCTGCAATTCTAACCCTGCTTAACATAGCCGTTAGTTTGCCTTCTTTACCCCAACTTGACGGCAGAAAGGTTTTTCTTAAATAATTGACACCGGACTTTATTCCTTCAGATACTTTACTCAAATCTTGTTCGGCAAATTGTTTTAATCCCGGGATGGGAGTTGATTGTAAATCACCAAAAATATTCCCTTGATTTTTATCTTCTGTTTTCTGATTAAATAAAGGAGTAGTTTCTTCACCTTTACCGCCTTCTTTATTTATAAAACCTTCAGGCATTTTAGCTTGACCTAAGCCTTGCATTTTAATTTGTTCACCTGGTTTAGCTTCTCGGTTATGAAATTTATTTAACCAATCTTCAAAATTAGAACCTTTATAAAAATTATCTGTAATTCTTTCCGTTAGTAAGTCTTTTGTTTCACCCTGAGAATAACCCAAGTCTTGTCTATCTTTTACTCTATTAAAAAGTAGATTTTTATCATTTTCAGAAAGATTTTCAAATCCTTGATGTCCCAGTTCATGTAAAACGGAATCAGTTATATCCGAAGCATCTGCATTGATAGTAATGGTTTTATTCTTCATATCAATATTAGCATCTTCACTTAACGACATAACTCCAGGTTTTTCAATTACTACTTTTTTGATTCCCAAATCTTTTAATAAACCCTGTACTTTTGGGTTAGAAAAAGTATCGACAAATTCTTGTTGTTTTACATTTGATATTGAACTTTTTTTCTCAAATTCTAATCCTTTTATATTTATTGGTTCGTTTGTCTTTGAAGAAACATCGGATATTTTATTTAACTCTTTTTCAAGGCCGCCCATAAAGCCATCTTGAATTTCGGGTTTATCTAAAGTAGAGGCATCTTGTGATGCGACAAAGACTGAATTAATTCTATCAGAGAATCCGGGTTTGTCTTTTAATTTTAGGAAATCAGAAACATTCATTTTTGCTCTATTCCCATTTGCATCTTTAACTACTAAACTAAAATTACCAAATTTATTTTGGAGAGATTCTAAATCTGTATTATCACTAATATAGCCCATTCCACCCACTTCTTTTTTGAGTTGGTCTATATTTGTTTCCTTATTAATTGTGACTTTCTTTTCGGGGGTTTCAATTAAATGGTTTGTATCAGTAAGTTTCTCTACTCCCGTACCTTCACTACCGACTTGAGCGACATTAGAATTTATCCCTTTAGCATTTTGTGGAGCTTGTTCCGGTTGGATATTTTCACTTTGCCTGAGTGGAGTTCCGACTTTAGTTTGTCCTTCTGCTCCGGTTTGAGCGGACTTCCCTTGCTCATTAGAAAGCGGACTTGTCGCATTGTTTTGGTTTTCATTTTGAGTGCCTTTCTTTAATTCATTTAATCTATCTTTTGATAATTCCGTTAATGGTTTAAACTCCTCAGGATGTTTCATAACCTTACCTAAAAGTAAAGTTTGCAGCATTAAATTGCCAACATTTTGGGCAGTCTCTGATGGTTCTTTTGTACCCGTTAATGCAGCAGCACCTTTGCCTATATAAGTAGCCGGTCTATTTAGTACATCCGAAGCTATTTTACTCACAGGGCTTTCATTTATTGATTTTAATGCAGGGATTTTTGTCAATTCGTCAGCAACTGCATTACTACCTTTTTGCAAATAATTAAAAGGAACTCCTATTGTTGCATTGGTTGCACCCAATAATAGTTTGCCCAATCCTTCAGCGTAATTAGAAAGTCCTTCGCCAACATTGTGTCCGGTAAATGCTTTATTGAGATTTTCTAATCCAGAGCCAAATTCTTGAGAGCCTTGAGAAACAGATTCAAGAGCGGGTTGAAATATCTTACTGAGGAAACTCGGTTCGTTATTGGTTTGTTTAGAATTTGGAGACAGAAAATTATTTTTCCCAACAGTATCTCCACTAGTCGGGGCTTTAGAAGAATTATCTTGAGGAGTTTTTATAGAATTGTCTTTAACATCCGGAGCGCTATTATCGGAATACTTAAATTTTAATGGTATCCATTTGCCGGACTTATCAGTTGGCATTCGGATCCTCTCCGCTTGACTGATCGTCAGTCTCTATATTTGAATCTTGATTAGTCTCAAAATTAGCAGGAAAATCTTTTTGAGGATCAGTACCATAAGTTGCTTTGTAAAGTTCCGCACCATATCGCATATCTAAAATATCTTGCTGTTTATCTTTGCTTAGTCCGTTATTCTTATAAGCATCAACTAAATTAGCCCAGAAATCCCTTTTATCGGGGTTCTTACCCGTAACTTTATAAACTGATTTATACCAATCCTTGATTCCTTGAGGCATATTCTTTTTAATGTGTTCAACATACTTTTGATTGAAGTTTACTAAATTCTTTTGTAAATCTGCTCTTGTGATTAAGCTTCCGGGGTCATCAATAGATGTGCCTTGAGAAGTCATTCCTGTTTCTAATTCCTTCATCATTCTTTGTTGAGTACCAAAATAATCATTATAAAGCCCTTTGGTAGCCTTAGTGAAATCCTTTTGGGTTGCGCCATTAATACTAACTTCTTTATATGCCTTTCCCTCAGAGCCTACACCCGTAACAGTATATTTTTGACCGCCAATAATTTTAGTTGAAGGGTCTTTCGGATCAGCATTTGGGTTCTTATAACCTCTGAAAGTTTGTATTCTATTTAATTTATGGTTGACTTCACTGCCTAAATATACTGGTTCAGGTTTGGCAGGTTTCATTTCTGTTAAATAGTCATGAAATTTAGCCGCGTATTCAGGAGGTACTTGGCTTATCACTTGTGCTTTTTGTTCAGGAGTATAACTATCCCATTTAGGAATACTCGTTTTAACTAAATCATTAAATTGATTTTCTTTTTGAGTTTTTTCCTGTCCGGTTAATAACCTCTGCATGTAGTTTCTATTTGCAGGTGTAAGACTTGACATTCTTTGGTTAATTGAATCTTGGCTTAATGGAACTGTTTGCTGCTGTAATCTTCCCGGGTTCACATTAGTCTGGATATTATTACCAAATTGAGCTAATGAAGGCTTGTTGGAAATATTGGAAACTCCCAAGTTTGACGGTTGCTGAATTAAATCAGTAGTTGTGCCTTTCTGAATTGTGTTCATCGTATCGGCTTGCTGTTGGTTCTGCTGTTCTGCTTGTTGCTGTTTTATTCTTGCAGCGTTTTGCTGTACTTCTTCCTCACGGGAAAGAGTTTCCTTCATTCTTTGATTCTGATTATAGTCGGCAGCACTTTGTTTATAAGCTGAATCAAATCCTGATAACAGATATTTGAGTGCATTGCTCATTATATTAGCTTTCCTAAAGCACCACCTATTGCAGTACCAAAACCTCCTGTTGCAGATCCCAATAATGAACCTGCTACACCACCGGCAACATCTCCCCAAGTTGGTTTCTGATCTTGATATTTATATAATCCTAACATTTGATTTAAGATTTGTGAACGATTCTGCATATTCATCATTTCACCTTGACTTGCAACATTTGATAATTGCCCGCCTGCATTTGAATAAATATCATTTAAGGAAGCTCCCGAAATACCTGATCTTGACATACCGGTATTTGAAAACCTCGACATTAAATCTCTTACTCTTTTGTTGGTCTGATTATTTATTCCCGCAGAAGCAGAAGAAATATAATCATTTACAGGAGTTGAATTGTCATATTGACTTTGCAGCATTTGTTGTAATTGTCCAGCATCCATAAAAACTCCTTACTTTCCTTTAATTTATTAATATCATGGTATTTTTCTCAATCTGAAATCCAATAAGTCTATTTCATCATCGCCCTTGATATAGTCAACTCTGATAATATGTATGTTAGAAAGATTAAGTAAATCATTCAGTTACCCAATTCGTGCCGTTGTAAAAAACTAAACCTTTTACCGTTCCGCCACCTACTGCTGTTGCCCCATAAGTAGGAGATGTTAAATCCGTGCAATATGCAGTCATGCCTAAAGTACCTGCTGGTAGTGTTGCTACTGTGTAACCTGCCGGTGCATTGTTTGAAGTCCCTGGATTCATTATTACACTTGCATATACTGCGCCAGTAAAAGATAATGGAATATTATATTGATAAACTGTTTTATTAGTGTAACCCAAGACATACATTTTAGTACCATCAGGGCTTAAAAACATATCGGTTGGCGAACTGTCTTGAGCATTAACACTAAGACTTATGCCTGCATAAGATGCAGTGCTAACATCACCTGCTGTACTTAAAGTATATTGATAAACTGTTTTATTAGTGTTACCCAAGACATACATTTTAGTACCATCAGGGCTTAAAGAGACATCTCGTGGTGTGGCATCTTGCGAACTAACTAAAAACGATTTTGAAGCATAAGAAGCTGTTGAAACACTCCAAGCAGTTGATAATATGTATTCGTAAACTGTTTTGGTATTAGAACCTACTATATATAGTTTAGTCCCAGTAGTATCAAAACAATAGCCATAAGGATATATGTCTTGTGTCGTGGTAGTTAAACTTCCACCCGAATTAGATGCTGTGCTTACATCCCATGGGGTGGCTAAAGTAAATTGATAAATTTCATGATTCGTCCATCCATTGACGTACATTTTAGTACCATCAGGACTTAATCGGACATTATAACTATTAGCATCAATCGAATTACTATTAAAAGATTTAGATGCATAAGATGCAGTGCTAACGTCACCTGCTGTACTTAAAGTATATTCGTATTCAGTTATATTGGTCGCCCGTCCCAACATATACATTTTAGTACCATCGGGGCTTAAAAAAATGCCAGCGGGCGAACTGTTTTGAGCATTAACACTGAAACTCTTACTTGCATAACTTGCTGTACTAACATCACCTGTTTGTGTTGCTTTAATCGCAATACTATGACTCGCAACATTATCAAAGTAATTAGCAACGCCATAATTGACAGTCTCGGGAGTTAATGAACTGTCAACCACCACATATAAATTTCCAGTAGTTGCCGCCCGTGCATCAATAGTGACCCTATATGTAGCCGCATAATTTCTCCCTGTAAAAGCAGTCCACGAAGTAGTATCTGTAAAAGTGTGTTTGTATAAAGTATCAGAAGATGAACCTATTTTTGTATTCCAATATGTACTATCAGCCGCACTCATTGTGCCTAAAGTAGGTTTACCCGTTATTCCCGACCATGCAACTGTATCAGCGGTAAAAGCCGAATCAACTCTTGCAGCCGACCTTGTGGCGTACGCAGCTTTAAGCATATCACCACCGCCGGGTACAACTGCCCAAGCCGTATTTGTACCGTTTGTGCTCAAGAAATATCCAGCAAGTCCGGTTTGTGCGGGAATAAGAGTTGCCGCATAAGCCTTAGTCGCAATTACAGAAGCAGTATCTGAATATTTAGTGTATTTAACATCTGAATAAGTTCTATTTGCTGTACTATCCGAAGGAACCAGATAAGTAGCCTTAGCTTGATACTTAGCATCTGAAAAAATTCTAAACGCTGTTGAATCACCCGGAACTAAATAAATTCCTTTAACCTGATATTTCAAGTCTGAAAAAGTCCGGTTTGCCGTGCTATCTGAAGGAATTAAATATAAACCTTTGGGTTGATAATTAGCTAAAGCATAAGCCTTGCTCAAGACAGTAGTATTGGTATCAACATTTATTGTGTAATCTTTACTGTTTTTTGTTGCTATAATTCCAACACCCGAATTTATCTTGCTCACCGCATTAGTGTAAGTCGTATCTACCGAGCCTGTCGTAATAGTCCCCAAGGTAGTAATAGAGGCAGAACCGTGATAATTGCCGGAATCCGCCTTTGCCATTGAGCCTAAGCCTGATATATCGGTCGTGCTTAAAGAAATTATTCCCGTTCTTCCAGCGACCGTAATAACCTTTGCCTGTGTGTGTGAAGTATCAGCAACACCCAAAGAGATAATTGGCGTTGTGCCGCCGCTTGAGACTATCGGAGATGTGCCGGTTACAGAAGTAACGCCCGTAAAAGCCACTCCGTTGAGGTAAAACGTACCTACTACATTCACGCCTAAGGTAGATAACTGTAATGCTGAAACATTGCCTAACCCATCATAAACAGTCTGCAACGAGGTTGTTAACCCCGTATTATTCCCGAAGTGAAGCAAGCCACCGTACGAACTTGCCGGTGAAGTACCAGCTAAACTTGTTTGCGAATAATTAAGACCGGTAAATAATAATAAGAGAACTAATAAAATCTTTTTCATTTTTTTACCTTTTTAATTTCTTCTGCATATTGCGCCTGGATATAAGCCATTGCGCCCTTTACCTGTTCAATCTGATTGTTTGTCTCTGTTTGCTGTTTCAATAAGACCGTTAGCTTTTGGTTCAGAGTAATAAAATCGGTTTCCAGCTTTTTTATTTGCGTGGAATCAGCTGCTTGTGCAAAACCTAAAGCCGTAAAAACGAAAACTACAAAGAATGTTTTTTTTATTATTTTCATATTTCTAATCCGTTGTAAGTATGTGAACAGTGATACCATCTATCGTTACAGTACGCCTATAAATGGAATAAGCTCCAATAGTGCCTATGGCTGAACCCGCCACGCCTAAAGAACTTATACCTCTTTGGGTTGCCGAAGCAGTGCCGCCTAAATCGGAAAATTGAAGTTGTGCGGGGGTGAACGAAGTGCCATCTGAACGCAAAACATAACCTGTATTGCCCGAAGCATTAATCCCATTTACTGTTATAATCTGCGAAATATTAGAAACCAAAAAACCGCCACTATTCCCGACAACCAAACTATTTGTATTAAACCTCCCAGTATTAAATAGCTGATTGCTAAAGGCATACAAATCAAGTTCATGGTTGATTGCATCAAAAAATCTAATTTGGTTTGTACTGTCTATTACTATCCTTTGAGTTGTTGAGCCTGTTGGTAATGTTTGTATAGTAGGTGAAGTAATAGAAATACCAGCAACCACGTAATCAGCAGTGACTGTTCCTGTTGTAAGCTTATTACCATTGATAGTAGTAGTATTCGCATTTACATCAGAGGCTGCGCCACCGGAAGGGACTTTAGTTGTAGGATTATAACCGCTTGCGAAGGTAGTGGTACCGTTAATATTTATTTGACCGCTTGCCATTAAATTTATACTTGACCACGTACTCGAACTATCATTATTCAATCTTGTCGAGACTAAAGAGATTGAGCCTGCATTTACGGAAATAGACGAATGGATATTAGTGCTATCCGCAAGCCGTCTTGAAACTTCTAAGGCAATACTTGAAGCATTAACAGCTATAAGAGCCGAATCAGTAGTGACTTGATTCCCGATTGTTAAAATCTTTGACGAAAATATACTTATCGAATCAGAGGCAATATTTATCCCCGAACGTAAAGCCAATGTCGAATCGACTAAATCTTTCTTAATACCAGGATATAGATATGTCCACGAATGCGGATATAATTGCACCCATCCGGTATCCTGTGCCGAATAAAGCCAACCACCCTGAACAGATGAAGCCGTTAAGTTGATAACGTTATTCATTTGAGAGATATTAGTGCCACCAACAACAGACTTAAAACTATTGCCGTCATAAGTTAAGTAGTTATTAGAATCAGCGTATAAGTAAAACCGGTTAGCATACAGACCATAACCCGACATCGGCACACCGTTAGGCATTGTGAGACCTAAAAGCTTACCGGCTTGCATTTTAATTGATGTAGGGGATTTCCACTTAGACCACGAATTGACCGAATCCGTAACCCTGATATAAGGTGAATATTGCTCGTCTGAATAAATTCCAACCATTCCCGAATGAGAATTATTCACGTTGCCAAACCTTACAAACACATCCCCTTTTTTTAATTTTCCCGTATTTGTAGGCGCACCGGTTAAGGTAGAAACATATATTTTCAACCCATTTACAGAATCAACTTTATAAATAAATCTTTTCGATAAATATTTATTTATTACAACATTTCCTAAACTGTCATAAGTGGCTCCGCTTAAATCGGCTTCTTGGCACATTATCATATCACCCGCTTGAAATGGGGCTAGTCCATTACCAGAAACTGAATCTGCATAAATCCAATTATATGGATAAGTAGGAAAGAATGAAGATAGCGAATCTACCATACAAGATGCAGTCACTAAGAAATTACCATTAGTGGCGCGGATTTGATTGATAAGAAATTCATAAACCGCTAAAGTTCCTCTGATAGTCATATTATCGACTGTTAGGGTGTATTCCTTAGTAGTAGTGTCATAATCTAATTTCCAACCCGAACCAGACTGCCAACCCGGAACATAAGTTTTGCTTCCCGCCTGCCCACCGTTATAAATCTGCAGAGCTAAACCAGAGGAATCCGCTTTATTGCCAATGAATAGCCCTGGATGTCCGGTAGTATCTTTAGAAATCTGATATGTCTTAGTGTACGTACCGGTGCTATTGTATATCTGCGCATAAGCAAATCCGGAGAATAACATCAATATTAAAAATAGTTTTTTCATGTTACACTTAGTTTATAAATTATGCTACAAATTCCAGATGTAGGTGTCCCAGTTAAACTGATTGTCAAGATTGCACCGGCATTATACTTTTTCCATAATGGAATTTCATAAGATTGCTGCGTAGTCAAATCTACCTTAGATGGATCAACAATAACCGCGGTATCACTAATCGAAATTGCCCCGGTGTTATAAGCCTTCGTAACATTGACAACAATACTTTCAAGCCAACTGTCATAAACAATCGGGACATATAAGGTTGAAGGGAAGTTTACAAAACTTAAATCAGTTTCCTGCCTTATAACCGAACTAACCGGTCTGTCACTATAAAACAATTGATTATACTTTTGTGCATTCATGGTGTTTTCAAGGTCGCTTTAACCATCCAATTTCCTTCTACCATTTGATAAACCGTGAAAGTACCGTCTGAATTTTTGATTAATTTCTCTGATAAATCATTAGCCTTTTCGGGAAGTTTAGTCACGATCTCACTTTTAGGATTGAAATACTTGCTAATTTCCTGTTGAGATTGTGAATTTATTTTGAATTTATTATCCATTATTGTGACACTCCCATACCATGTCTAATTTCGCGGTAATCTAAACGTATGGCGTTTAATTGCAGAATCCCTGTTCCGCTTAAGCTAAAATTTAATTTCTTGCTTGTCTTTAACGTTCCCAAGGCATCCGTTATGCTCTTAGATGTTTTTATTGTGGACAAACCGCTGCCGTCGGTAGAATCCACATAGGCAAGTGCTGTGTTACTGTCAATGTCGTTAATATCTAATTCAGCGTTCCCCGGAGTAGTTCCATTCAGTCTGATATAATCCAAGAATAAATATCTTAGTCTTGCCAACATAAAATCATCTTTGAATGAGAATGTTTTTGAAGTTAAAAAGGTGACAATATCAGTTCTAATCTGCCTTAGAGAACTTCCATTAGTCCAAGTTGTAGGAGTTGTACCGGTTGCTATGAAGATACATCCGCTTACATTCACGGTTCCGCTTAATACATTAGCTACATTTGTAAAATTATCACCGGTAACAAAAGCATCAATTACATAAACATTGCCTATTACCAAACTTCCGCTTGTGGTTACTGTGCCGGCTAAAACAGTATCAATATTCAAGTTCTCATCATAAACATTCAGATATTGAGAATCTCCGCCTACAAGTAATTTCCCTGCATCAGCTCCAAATTCTTTCCTTGATATAGTATCAGCTTCATTCATAGTAAATTTATACCATGTCTTTAATTTCAAATCATAGCATAACAAATAAGGAGCTGAGCCTATTTTAACATTCAATACGAACCATTCATTTTTGGTATAATAAGTTGCGCCTAAGAATGAAGTGACGGAATCAAAAGTCTTAGGAAACATTAGTCCTATTTCTTCCGGTTCACCCGAACCTGAGAATAAATATGGTCTGTTTCTGAATACAAAGAAGTATGAATGACCTAATTTGTAAATTGAGTCCGGTTGATCGCAGCCAATGTTTGTAGAGAGCTTTACTACTTGCCAATTAGAAGAATCCCCATTGGTATAAAGCTTGCAAATAGATTTATCTTTGAAAATCATTATACCGTTATCATCATCAAATATGCCGTTTATTTTATCCCCGTCATCCGGAAAAATTTCTATGTAATTGACTTCCGGATATTCCAAGTAATTAAATAAATTGCTGAATATGATACTTGAGGATAATGTGACAAAATCAATCGCAGCACTTGTCGTTGATGAGAAGAAGTGGTCAACAAAAGGATAAAGAATACCTGGTCCGCCTGATGTGTCAATGAACGTATTCTGGTTAAGCGCGCTAATCTGTCCAATATATTTGTAAATTCCACTTCCACCTACGGCACGATAGAAGTTTATATATTTTATATTTTTGTCCCCAGTTATTCCCGCCGAAGATGTGGTAAGGTTAAGATATGGTTGCGCAAAATTCCACAACGTTACCGTCCAATACGTGCCTGCTGTGCCGGTTACCGTGTAATTAGTCAAGTAAACTAATTGTGATTCCTTATTATTAGCATCTTGATAACTATAAGCATAATCGTAATTGCCCGGGGCTAGATTGCCATAAACACCTGCCGTTTGTGTTGAAATAATATTTGAAGAGCTTGTATTTATGTGAGCCGGTGGAATAACAATATTAGTCAACTGTTTCTGTATATTTGCTAAAAAGATAATATCTGATTGAGTTGCCATATACCGAAAAGTATTCGGCGTATTTGTGTACTCAATTGTTTCGGTGGTATCTAGATTTGCATCCGCTAAAGAATCGGAGAATGTAGTTACGGAATTATCTAATGTAGTCACTAAATAAAACTTAGAAAGAATATTTGATTTAGTCCTAAATATTTTTTTACTCACAATTCTTGTATCAGAAGAAACCGGCAATCCTGTAAAATTGGTCTGCATGTTCACACCGTTAAATTCAAATCCCAGATAATATTGAGCTATTTGTGTTGAGGGATTACTATGCTGACCATCATTAGTTATATAAACTAGGATATATCTATAAGACCCATTTAACCCGCTTGTTATGACTGTCGGTGTGTTAACTACACTTGATGTATCTGGCTGAGGCAATGCCATATTCCATACCGTGGTATTATCGGTATAAAAAGGTACATCAATGTCATTAGAAATTAAAAACTTACCGGCATAGTTTAATATTCGTGCTTTTAGTGCTGATGTAGATAATCCGGTTTTAACATTCGCCCATGCAGCTAAAACTCCGGTATAGATACTCTTTACAATACTTTGACCATGCACGTTATCACTTATTGCAGCATACATTACATTATTCTGATTTGTATCTACTAAGTCATAAAGTGATTGTATTAGTCCGCCGGTACTCGTTAGTTTCCCTATGGCTTGATTCCATCTACTGAATCCTTTTCTCATTGTAGGGGTATAAATAGGATTGTCCAAAACCATATTCTGTAGTACGGTTAAGCTCTCAGCAGGCATAGCTTCAGGAGAAGTTCTTTCGTCAACTGCTTTGAATTTTCCGGTATTTAATGATTGCTGCATTAAATTACTCCAGTCATTTTATAGTTTAGTTTCTGTCCATTAAATTGTTTGGCAATTAATCTCGTTATCTCTTTGTCAAAGTTCGGCTTGTTATCTCCAAACATTGAATCAACCATGTGAAATATTATAGCTCTGTCATAAACACTTGGTAGTATTGTATAATTTGTTGAGTAAGCATCTTCATCAATAGTCGGATCAAAAGCTCCCAGATCACTTGTATAATTGATTGTTAAATTAGTTACTGTGCTTGGTGTCGGAAATAAAAGAATGTTAAATTTACTCCCCATTGTAGTATCACTTAAAACTGTTATTGCATAATCAGATGGGTCTGTCCCGGTATTGCCTAAATCAATTTGCTTATTAATCCACTCTGTTGTTCTTTTGCATAATATATTATTATTACAAGATACCAACTTAACCATACCAAAATCTAAATTTAACGGATATTCATTTGTTCCCGACACCAAAGATATTATTTGACTTGATTCTATGATTCCCGTCTTTGATTGTATTTCGCCCACTGCATCGTATATTAATGTAGCAACAAGTTTGCCCTGATTGGTAAAGTTGACTTCCTCTACCTTCCTTTTCAAGCATTCTATTTTATATCGGGCGACAAAGTTATCGCGCAAACTGACTATATTCAATTTTTACTTCCTTATTGTAAATTCGCTTTTTTATCAACATCTTTTTGCTGTTGCGTATCCATGAATTTTTGCCATGCTCCGGTGATCTGATCTGATAATCCCGCTATTGCGTTGTCCTTATTTGCGATCAACCCACGTATTGCATCTATTTCAATGCCTACCCTTTTGGTAATGTATTGAACAAATTCAGTAGGGATTTGCGTTGCATCGGTATCTGCGGCTAAATCTGTTATCACAGCGTAATAGTGTAGGGCACCAGTTAGGATAGTTGACGGAGCCAACCATATAAAATTGTCCATACGGAAAAAGAAAGGATCCTTTATAGTAGGTGCCAATAATGAGTTATTGAGATGTTCGTAAGCAAAAGCTTCTGACACTTCGTAAGCTAACCCATAGGTTGTGCCATCGCCAACCTCAACAAACCTTATTGATTTAGGGCTTTCAATCATATCAGGAGTTAAACTAAGGGCTGCATTCATAAGAGATTTGTTTACGAAAGTATTTGGTCCCAATGTTAATGTGGCAATCTTTTCCCATTTTTTGAAACCTAAGCCATTAAGCTGAATCTGCACATACCTTTGGGCTTGGTTAATCATTAAGGTCAGCCTTGTTATGGGGAAGTTGGGATCACCTTCTAATTTGTAGTCAAGCCTGATTTGCTCTCTTAAATTTAATAATGTAGTTGGCATTTTGAACTCCTTTATATAGCCATATACTTAGCTAATAATGATAGAAATTGATTGAAATTTTGTGTTGATTCTTCTAACCGCTGGTCTTTCTTCAGGACTTGAGAGAAAGCATAAAGACATATTATATCATGTATAGCACTACCAACAGTAGGGTTAACTCCGCTTGAAATAGCTGGAGGATTTTCTATATAATAAATATTATAGCTTCCATTTAGTAATTGATTGAAGAAGTAGTTAGCGGCATTGCTAAAGTAAGAAATATTATTAGTGCCATTCATTAGTGAATTGTATTGATAAAATATTGTCTCAACCGAGAAATCTCTCCGGTATGCAGCGACTTTTGGATTTGTTCCGTTAGTTATCTCAATAGCAATTAATTTGAATAAGTCCGTAGGAATGGTTATGGTGTAACTACTGACGATAGAGTTTGAAAGTGATTTTGTCAGTGGCGACAAAACATCCGGGAGAATGGTATTCGGATCGGCTTTCTTTTTAGCTTCATAAAGACCATAGATAAAATTTACCGCCTCTGTTTGACCGTCTGATAAAGCTGAATAGATTTCGCTGTCCTGCCAATACGAAGCAGTAGCTTCATCAATTAGAGTTCTAACACGGGCTAGCATATCCGTACTTAACATAAAACCCTTAAAATAAAGGGGGAATAATCCCCCTAATTGTTATCGTTTAGGCAGATAAGCCCATACTCTAAATTGTCCTGAGTTCCCAACAGTAGTAGGATTAGCAAAAGTAACTTTAAGACGTGCTAAGTTTCCAATCTTACCCGCCATAGTAACGGCATCAGTAACACCGGAGGCAATAGCGCCACGCTGGAATACGTTCATTGCATATAATGTGTCGTTACCGGCATTGGCTTGAACAGTTGTAATAGTTGAAACGGTCTGCCAAGACCCTTGATATGATGCGCCTAATTGACCTACTGTATTCATTACTTGCAAGGCTATTGTAACCTGCACGGTGTCATTAGACTGCCAAGCCACAGTGAAAAAATCAGTGCTATCATAAGGCAAATAACCATCTAAACTAAACGAGGTAGAGTAATTTGTAGTTGCTTTTGACAGAGAAATGGGAATATCATAAGTAACCAACTTACCTTGAAGGGTATTTGTAATAGATGTGGATTGTGCAAATCCCAAAAAAGAGAATAGCACAAATAACAGAGAGATTAATTTAATCTTCATTTTTTTCCTCAGTTGTATCCGCTTTCGCGGGTTGTGAAAACTCCTTCTGCAAATTCTCGTATTCATCAATGAGAGATTGATCCGAGCTTTTTACATAAGTACCATCTTTTTTAATTAGAATAGACTTTAATTCACCCAACCTAACTGCTTTTGCAATAATAGGATCAGATTTCTGGAAAGTCTGTTCAAATGTTTTAACTATTGATGTACCTGTTTTTGTTGGCGGTTTATCGACAATCTTAAATTCATTATTGAACTTTGGATGTTTTTTAATTTTATTCAAAAGTTCGGTTTGACTATCTTCAATCGCGCAAATCCAATCATCACTTTTATTTGTCCTGATCTTATTACCGGCAGAATCCTCAACTAAGTTATTGTTCATACGTTCAAATGTCATGAGCAATTCCTCACCATCAAAAATTTTAGTTCCACCGCGATCAGTTGATAAAAAATAAATTAACATATTAACTCCTTAATTTAGGGGTGTTTCCACCCCGATTAATTATAGAATCTTAAAGATTCTTATTTGTAATAGATACCATGTTTAGATTCATTAGGAATTTCAATTCCCAAATCAGCGTAAATTTTACACTGTTCAGCTGAAGATCCGATAGTCTGTACATCGTCTTCAATACGAAACTTCTGTGTTCCTTTACTATCATTCGCCATGTAACGTAAAGTAATATTTTCCCAATCTATGGCAAAGCCATAATTAGTAAATTTACCATCCATACGAGGATTCCAGTATACATTAACCATACCGAAAGGCGTTAGGTAACGACTTAATTTAACTCCGTATTCTTCAGCAGGAATAGCAGTGACCTGATATCGGTCTTTCAAAATTTGATTAACTCCGGTAGTTAGGTTTGAACCTAAATAGAAGTCTCTCATATCCGATCCACCGGTATCAAAGGTATTCTGCAAGAAAGCATCGAGAGAAGTTTCCGTAACAGTTGTATAAGCAACTTTGTTAGTAACAACAGTACCAAGGAAACCTTTACCCCAAGTTACGGGAGAAGAACCGGTAGTATTACGACCGGAAGATGTTGAAAACATTAAGTTTCTCTCAAACATCTGTTTCATTTCTTCAACTCTTTTTTGAACCTGTTCATCATAAGTACGACCGTTTGTAAAATGCTTTGCACCTTGTTCCCTTGAGGTCATAGCAACAGATTCATTAAAGATTGTCAGATAGTTTTGTAACTGAACTTCCTGAGTGGCGGTAGCCAAACGAGGTGTATTGTATTCAGGATTACGTGAGCCGATTTTTTTAACATAAGTACCGGTTTGAGAAACAGCGGTAATGTTAGATCCATCCATAGCAGTTACAGTAAGAGCAGACCCAGCAGTTAAAGCAGATACGTAAACTTCCTGTTCTGATTGTTCAATTAAAAGTATATCTCCTAATTGAAAGTATGTAGGATTATTAAGTTCGGTGTACATATTTTCGGTAGCTGATCCGCCAGTAATTGCGGTTGCAAGAGTATCTTGATGGGGATAGAGTGAATCTTCAAAGTAACTAAATAAACCTTTAGCGTCGGTTACTTCTTTAGATTGACGTTCTGAAAAATAAAGTTTTTGGAATAATTGTGATTGATAGGGCTTTAATAGATAAAGCAACGCATCATTATCAGGCATTTGGTTAGCATCCAATACTATATCGGAAGCTAAATTGCCCGTTAGAATAGTAGTAGCCATTGTAAACTCCTTAGAATCTTATATAAGATTCTGTTTATCCCGCAGAGAGTTTTCTTGTCCTTTGTAATTGAGTAACGAGTCTACCGGCAGTTGATTCGGGTTTACCTTCTTCAAGTGTTTTCTTTGATATGATATTCTCATTGACTGTTTTACCAAGCTTTTCTAAATTCTCTTTGGTTTTTTTGTGAATTTTCTTAATTAAATCACTTTCTTTTTCACTTTTCAATGAATCGAAAGATTGAGCTTTGTACCAATCAATGACATCTTGAACAAATTCGTCCTGGTGATTCACATATAAATTCGACTTCAGTATATCCGGTATAATCTTTTCTTTGGCTTCAAACCAAGCATCAAGCAGTTTTGAAGCATCAATATTATCGGGAAGAAAAGCCTGCAATTTTTGAGTAGTCAATTTTACTGTTTGTTCTGCTGCTAATTCCTGAGCTTGTTTAATTGCGGGATTATCGTTAACGCTTGTTGAAATCTCCTTAGCCTTAGCCTCGAACATTTTTTCCAACCTTTTTACGATAACTTCATCACGTTTATCAAGCCACTTATTAAATCCTTCGGGATCTTCAACAGGATCAGGAGCTTTACCAAGTTGATTTTCAGTCTCTTTATTGGCTGCTGTTTCAGCCGACTTCATTTCAGCTTGAGAAATCTTACCTTCAAGTTGTCTAAAATTGGTTTCTAAATCAATTAGCTTTTGGTTATTGTCATTTCCCCAACGTAGAGATTCACGATAAGACTTACCTACTTCTTTGAGGGGTCTACCGATTAGCCCTTTGGGTAAATTCATTTCCTCTGCTAATTCTTCAGTAACTAAAGATTCCTCAATTTTATCATCGCTTACGATAACGGGCGATTCTTCAATATTTGGAGTCTCTTCAACTGCTTCCACAATTGGAGCAGGTTGATTCTTTTGAATCAAGGTTTTTACGACACTTTGAGGTTGCTCGGTGTCAAGTTGAACATTTGCCATAACGTCCTTTTGGATTAGTTAATATTATTATTATTAAAACTACAAAATAAACTTAATTAAAACAATAGATTTAAGCTTTCAGTTTATATAATGATTTGAATAACCATATCAAATTATTATTCTCTCCTACTTTAACGCCAACAATATGATAAGTTACTATCTCCATTAGCCTAAGTCTACCGCAATCATCAACATAACACTCCGAAGTTAAAATTGATCTCAATGCCTTATCATTCCTTCCTTATCATTTAGCAAAATTTTAGCTTTATCCATATTTGATTTATCCTGCATCTGCTGTTGAGCAAATTGCTGTTGTGCTTGAGCCTGTTGTTGCTGCTGCTGTTTGGCTTGCTCGATTTCTTGAATGACTCTTTCACGGTCTTCATAAGTAATGGAACGGATTTTCTCAATTTTCTTTTTCCGCCAGGTTGGAGACAGTAATAAGTCCTGATCTGCCTGTTCCATTTGTGACATTTCGGAAAATTCTATTTCTCTTTTGCTGTCACTTACCGATTCCTCGATAATTTCGAGTTCAAAATTGGAATCATCAAGATAATTTTTACCGTTTTGATTAACTTTTAAATATCCGGACTGAGGGTTTTCCTGAGATTGACTGTACATTTGGTCTTGTTGAAGTAATTGCAGCATTTCCGGTGTTAATGCTCCTCCTTCTACTTTCATAACATAAGGAGAATTATCATACTTTTTCATAAACCACATCGTTTTATTACCCAAATCCTGTAAGAATCTATTGCGATTGTCTATGAATGCAGAAGTGAGAAGTTGACCCTGCATAACCAGTGCATTAACCGCTTTAGCTGAGGTATGGGAAGCCGACATAGTGCCTGAGAAGGCTTTACCGCCTCCAATTTCGTCAATCATAGTCAGCATGGTATTCATAATTTGCGCCCATTGAGGATTCATACCTTGAGATTTAACAGGTACTAAAGCGCCGGGTTGCATTACGGGTATATAACCTTCTTCCTTAACCATCCTAATAGCTTCTTCAGGAGTTAATCCCGTCCCTTCTAAAGCTGGTAATACGATTTCATAAACATTTTTAATGTCAACACCAAAGGCATAGTCGATTTGTGCGAGTAATCTATTGGCTAATTGCTGCATTGATTTTAGTATATCGGTCATAGTCCAAATTTTACTCTTGAACTGGAAGGCTTGATAGATTGAATATGGGAATAATTCCATATCAGTTTCTTCATACTCCAAAACATCAGTATAAGTGAACATATATTTATCTAACATTAGGCGCGGTACTTCAATAATATCCGCCGGGGGTAAATCTTGCCCGGACTTAAAGTAAGGAATTTGCAGCATTCTCAAAGTTTTTTCTGCATCTTCTTTTTTTCTCTCCATAGAAACTATGGTTCCGCCAAATAAAACGGCGTGATATATTCTTAATTCCTTATGGTAATGCTCTAAAACCGTAAGTAAATCTAAATCGGAGTTTCCATTTTTATTGTAGTTTACATAATATTGATGTTTTTTACGGCCCCAACGCATTGCGGCATCACCAATACTTAAATTTTGGGCTGCCTGTTTCCCATATAATCTCTCAACATCAATCCTGTACATATACCTTTTTTCAGCCATCCATTGCGCATCATTATGTTCATACTCAACTGAATTAACATCCCAAAGTAAATTCTGATAGTCAATATCCTTTAATTTTATAGTGTCTTCACCGTTCCTATTAGTATCAGTATAAATTTTAGCGGCGCCATAAATCATAGCTACACCGGAGGCAAAAATATCTGAATATTTATATTCCGCAGAATTTAAGGATTCAATCATTTTTAATCTTAGAGTTGCTAAATTAGCTTTGACTTCTTTTTGGAATAATTGCTGCTGTTGCTGAGGATCATCCGAAATATCATCGGGGTCAATAATTACTTTGGCTTTTAATGATACTCTTGAATTTCTCTCAATAGAAATGATGGAATTTAATTTTTGGGGAATACTTGAAATTGAGAAAGGAATACGGTCTTGGAGAGCATATTCTCTTTTTTGTTCGTCAGTAAATGGGTCTGCAGAATAGTATCGTTCATTTTCAATTCCACGCTTCCATAATTTGGTAAAATAATCAATTGCGCCATCGTGAATCTGGATTAATGTTTGAATGTCAATCGGGGTTTTAATGGGATTTTTCAATTTACACTCACTTTCTGCTGAGCTAATCGTTCACGAATAATTTTTCTTTCAGCTTTCCACACGCATTCACAAGGTATAAACATTTCTAAATTAGTGTCCCAGCCCTGATAACCCCTGCCGTAACATTTTTTACAGTCTTCTGAATGAGCTAATTCAGCAATCTTTTTGAAATCTTCAAGTTGTTCTTCTCTTGATTTCATAATTGGTTCTCGAAAATTGGATTAAAACAGTTATGGAAACTTTCTTGCTCATGTTTCCGAAGCGAGAGTTTTATGTCAATTCCTACATCCATAAGCATTTCTAACATGCCTTCTGAAATTTCATCTTGTTTTTCTAACCACGTTAAATATCTGACCAAAATATTTAATTCTTCTCGATCATAAAATTCATTTTGACAAAAATGATGTATTCTTGAATTTATACGAATAATTGCCTTTTCTTTATTGGTCATTTTGTTTTCCTATATAAATCAATGTAATGATATAATTCTTTACCGCAAACTTGAGCATCTTTAGACAAAAGAGTTTCAAAGGTAACGATATCACCACCAATAATTTTAGGTTCAATTTCTTTGCCTATGGCTTTATAACGATACTCTTGACCTGAGAAGGTTGAGGTGTCGCCTATAACCGGTTGTTTCTTTGGTAGTGGTACGCGGGCAATCATGCAGGTAAATCCTTTGTAAACACTCACCTTTGAATAAGTTAAAAATTCAGATTCATCCTGAGAGGTTCCATACTTCTTGGCGTTATAAATCATTGACCCCAATCGGTCTTTGATTATGTTTTCAGTTTTTTTAGGATCAATCTTAATTAAAGTCATTTCTTCATTTTCCGTTCATAAGGCAGATAGTTTGATGATCCCATGGCATTAGGGACTTCTTCAGCTTTGTGGGCTTTACCTATACCATTTTTTACTGAGATAGGGTTAGCTTTGGGAAGTTTCATATCATTCGTTGAGGATTTCCCTGAGCCAAAGTTAAGCTCTTTTACTTTAGGTTTAATTTTAATATGTTCCATAATACTCCTTAAAATGTTGATATTGTTTTTATTGATTTAGATTTTCTTTTACCCTGCCTATCATACTCGACCTTATCAGACTTAGGATATTTTGGGGGTATTAAGGCATAGAACGGATATTTAAACCCATCGAACGCATGGTCATCAACTGAATTATCGTGTACAAAGTCCATACCATTTGAGTCCGGTTCATGAATAAAAGTTGTCATTTCCTTAATCAAATATTTGCATAATTGATGTATGAATAATTTAGCTTTATTATTTGATAAATGCAAGAACTCCTTTACGGCTTCATTTACGCCCTGCCGGTAGTTCTGTTTCCTGTTTAAGTTATTCTTTGATACTACAACCATACCAGGAGCTTTATCGCCCATTCTTTCATGGAATATCTTTCTGAATATCTGTATAGGTGTCTTATCATATCCTACATTTGAAATTTGGGAGATATCCATATTAGTATCATAAATAATTCTAAGTTTATGGTAACCCTTCTCCAATAAAAAATCTGCTATTAGGTTAGCTCTTTCCGATGGTGATTCGGAATCGGGGAGGTAGCATTCATCAAAACATATAATATTACCTTCATAATCACGCTGCAATACTTCAAGCACCGTAACATTACCATAATCCAAGCCGCCACAAGTGTTCCACGTGGAACGGAACTCATAATTATCAATGACATGCTTCTCACGCCTGAACTCTGAGAAGAACATACCCTCAAAGATATTCATATCTCCAAGTAGTTCAGCTTTCCTTTTACTTTCAGGAAGTGAGTTTAATATCCTGCCGTAATCCGAACGAGTTATAAAATATTGGAAACGAGTTTCGGAATCCCAGCCATGGTAAGTCTCAAAGTTAAGTTTATCCTCAATTAAGGACTTTTGACACCAGTAAGCATTATCCCATCCATAAGTTTGAAGAAATGCAAAATCTTCCGCTCTCTCATTGCTTTCGTAAATCTTCTCATAGAATATTCGTTTGTGATAATTATGACTAATATTCCCGGGGTTAAAACAAAACAACATCTTCGGCACTATCTTCAAATCCGTGGACCTGTTAATAGTTCCCAAAAATTCTAACTCTTCCTGCTTAAATAATTCCGATTGGTCTACAAATACATCCGCAAATTCTCTACCCTTACGCTCCTGAAATTCCTTTAAGTTATCTCCTGACAAAAACCTCACATAACTCCCCTTCGGCAGCGTTAATTTCATTTCGGCTTTATTAAATGATTTCGCTAATTCAGGAAATTTCTGGAATAAAGGTGTTAAATGGATATCCCAAATATCCTGATATACCTTCATAATCATTATTCCATTAGTCCCCGGATATTTTATACGCCTTAGTATCATTACCATATCCGAAGTATAACTCTTAGTTCCCCCTCTTGACCCTCCAAACCCTATCTTTCGCGCCTCTGAAAACTCATATAATTCATATAATTTAGCTTGTACGGGTTGAAAGTCAAAGTTTAGATCCATTGCGGTGTACCTATTTGAGAATTGCGAAAATTGGGAATGTAGATGATTGTGATAGAACATTTAGGGCGCTGTGCAAGGGCGTGGCGTGTTGGGGTGTGCCAGGTGGCTTTTGGGCTTAGTAGTTCCTTACTCTGTCTGTTTGGCTGGAGGTTGTTTATCATGCAGGTAGTTCCTTTATATATTAACTATGCTTGTGTAGTGTAGATCGTATAAGTAATCGTGTGTATTTAGCAATCAATAACCTATTTTGTCATGTCCGATAATATCCAATTATGTAAACTTCGCCATATTTGGTATGCTCTGGAATTATGTTTTACCGTAAAAATCTTTCATTATCACACTATTTAAGCCCTGCAATCGCCCAAATATACCTGAAGATATTAAGTTTATATCCACACTTAATGCAACCGCTTTATTTTTTGATTGTTTTCGCACTATTAAAAGTGTTTTACCGTCTTTTCTTTCCATTTTCAAACTATAATTTAGCCAATCCCTTGATATTAATGTTCACATCGCCGGAATGCTCAACCTTCTGGACATCGCTCCAGTCATGATTTTTAAGCCAAAACATCGCACCAATGCTATTTTTATCGATTAAACGAGCTTCAATGCTTGCCTCTATGCGTGTTTTAGCCCTTTTTACAACAAACGACATTTCCTTGCTTTTATTTTTGTTAATATAATCGTAGATACTCCCACGTGTCGCAAATCCCAAAAAATAAGCAAACCCCGTGATCGTGTAAGTGCTTTTATTTGCATCACATGTATTGAAATACTCATCTATTTTTTTTTGAAGTTCCACCGCAGAGCGAAAGCGCAAATTAGCGCAAGTTTTAGTTCTCTCTCTTTTAGCTGCCATGATAGATCCTATATAGTTGCTGTAATTATAAGGACAATAGAGGAGAAAATCAATAACAAATCAATGGAAACTGTCAAGTTTAAATTTGTAAATGGTCACACTTGCAATTGTAATAATTACCGATAACAGAGGTAAATTTTACAAACCAAACCGTAATAATTACCACAAATATTATGTAAACTTGCATTTTTAGCTTAAATTCTCAACTTTTAATTCTGGCATCTATTTTGTAGATATGAAAGCAGCAAACAAAAACAATTTATAAACAAACTTTGAAAGGTACTAAAATGGATAAGCAAAAATTAGAAGCTCGTAGAGAAGCAAAACGGGAAGCCGCTGAACTTGCAATTATTGAACAACAAAAAAATCAAAAACCAATCAATAAGATCATTATTTCCATTGAATGGAAAAAGTCCCAAATGTGGGGATCAAATCCACATTGTGAAGTCAAGATATACTATAAAGACGGTGAGTTTACAAGATCACAGGTTTACACTGCTTCGGGTTGTGGTTATGATAAAGAAAGCACAGTTATAGCTCAAGTATTTAATGACTATTTAAGATACAAACTATGGAAACTCTCAGAGGAAGCCATAAAAGGCGGGCACGGTTCAGGTGATGAAGGCAGCGCACCTTATGGAATAAATCGTTATTCCAACTCAAGATCATTTGCTGGCGGTATTGGTACAAATTGTTATTTCAAAATATCCGAATATATCGGGGGAGAATTTGAGCAAACGGCAAGCGGAAAAACGTTTGACGTTTTCACCTATAAAGATAAAGAAAATAACTAAATGTTTATTTAACTAACAATTAAGCCGGGCATTTAGCCCGGCAGGAGCTTTGAAAATGAAAGCTATCAAGTTTATTTTTGACGCAGCCGATTCTCACTATGTTTATAAAGGCACAAGACCGATTGCATATGTGAATGCGTTCAAACAAGTCGAAGACGGCAACTTTACAAAGGATGAAGCAATCAAATATGTGGGAGATTGTAATAAGGGAAGGGCTTCGAATGAATTGTCAGAACTTAAAAATTTAGTTCTATTTATTTATGAGGTCAAATAAATGAACTTATTAAAATCCGATGTCGATGTCGCATATATCCAAGTCAAAGACGGCACGACGTACAAATCGATCAATGTCGAAAAAGAAACAAATGAAACTTTTATCACAAGCATAACTACTTACGATATAGAGTTTTCACGCTACACAGTTAAAGAAAGACTTTATAAGCAAACAGCGGAAGAGGTGAAAACTCTTCTGACAAATTTATTTAACGAAATAATTTAAGGAGCAAAAATGGAAATAACTAAAGAATTTCTACAATCAAAAAACGCCTGTAGTCCATCTTATAGATGGGTTGTAGAAAATAAACTCATTGGGCTTGAACACCCTGAATTTATTGCTAAACTTATGGAAAATAATCGCTTTAGCGATGCTAACTGGCTAATCACAAAACTATTTGATAAAATGCAGTCAGTAAAATATGCAATATTTGCAGCCGAACAAGTTTTGGATATTTATGAAAAGAAATATCCAGATGACGCCAGACCAAGATTGGCTATTGAGGCAGCCAAAAAATATTTGACAAATCCCAATGCTAAAACTGCTGCTCGTGCTGCTGCTCGTGCTGCTTATGATGCTGATTCTGCTCGTGCTGCTGCTTATGCTGATGCTGCTCGTGCTGCTGCTTATGCTGCTGATGCTGTTGGTGCTGCTGGTGCTGCTCGTGCTGCTTATGCTGCTTGTGCTGCTGGTGCTGCTGATGCTGCTTATGCTGCTTATGCTGCTGGTGCTGCTGGTGGTATTAAAACATCAATCATCAATTTTGGATTGGAGTTGTTGAAATGACAAATTTATTTAACGAAATAATTTAAGGAGCAAAAATGAAAATAACTAAAGAATTTCTACAATCAAAAGACGCCTGTAGTCAATCTTATAAATGGGTTGTAGAAAATAAACTCATTGGGCTTGAACACCCAGAATTTATTGCTAGACTTATGGAAAATAATCGCTTTAGCGATGCTAACTGGCTAATCACAAAACTATTTGATAAAATGCAGTCGGTAAAATATGCAATATTTGCAGCTGAACAAGTTTTGGATATTTATGAAAAGAAATATCCAGATGACGCCAGACCAAGATTGGCTATTGAGGCAGCTAAAAAATATTTGAAAAATCCCAATGCTAAAACTGCTGATGCTGCTGATGCTGCTGCTGATGCTGCTTATGCTGCTGCTCGTGCTGCTGATGCTGCTGCTGATGCTGCTGCTCGTGCTTATGCTGCTTATGCTGCTTATGATGCTGCTGATGCTGCTGATGCTGCTGCTGATGCTGCTCGTGCTGCTGCTCGTGCTGCTTATGATGCTGCTGATGCTGCTGCTGATGCTGCTTATGCTGCTGCTCGTGCTGCTGATGCTGCTGCTGATGATGCTGCTTATGCTGATGCTGCTTATGCTGCTGCTCGTGCTGCTGCTGATGCTGCTTATGATGCTGCTCGTGCTGCTGCTGATGATGCTGCTTATGCTGCTTATGCTGCTTATGCTGCTGATGCTGCTGCTTATGCTGCTGCTCGTGCTGCTGATGCTGCTGATGCTGCTTATGCTGCTTATGCTGGTGGTATTAAAATATCAATTATCAATTTTGGATTGGAGTTGTTGAAATGACAAATTTATTTAACGACAAGGAAATTTTTGGGGAAGATGATATAATTTATAGCTATACCAGAAAAGAAGCAATCGAAGACGGTTTACAATTCTTAATCCCGGAGAAACTAAGTAAACAAGTTGGTTTTTTATATCCGGTTTACGCTACTAATTCTGTTTATGGCATTATTGACAGCGCAGTCAATGAAAACTCTCAACTTAAAACAGATTGGTTGTTGTGGGAAGTCTTAGTAACTCTAAAAATAGCCATAAAACTTATGGTGGAATCTCCTGAAGTTAAATTTCACACTATCATAAACGGCAAGGACTACGAGTTTTTCTCACAAGTTTCAGCTTTAGATATTGACGACCCTAAACCAGCAATTACAATAATGAGAGTTGAGGATTTATGAAAACATATTTTATAAGCGCAGAATCTCCAAATATGAAAGTAAAAGCGCAAATTAAAGCTAATTCAATTACGGAAGCCATTGAAATTTTTCTCAGTGATTATCGGAAAGAAATAAATAGTACTGAAGAAACACGCTTACAAACAATCAGTTTTTTTGTAACGAAGATTTAAAATAAAAACGGTCAGCCTCGTACTTTCAGACTGACCGCAACCTAATTTGTTTCTAATATCCTGGGAGGATACTTGAAAGGACGAGCAAATATATGAAAACTTTCAGGTTTAATCAATAGAAATTTGTTTCTTAAAATATTTATTTATAATTTTAACCACATCATTTTTGAAAGGACAATCACAAAATGAAAACAAAAATCCAAATCAATTCCGTTTTCGGAAAACTTCTTTTTGAGTTTGAAAAAGAAGACAATACGATTAAAAAAACCCTTGTTGAGGCTATACGACAACGAGCTGACCTTCGCTCTGCTGACCTTCGCTCTGCTGACCTTCGCTCTGCTAACCTTCGCTCTGCTAACCTTCGCTCTGCTAACCTTGGCTCTGCTGACCTTAGCTCTGCTGACCTTGGCTCTGCTGACCTTCGCTCTGCTGACCTTCGCTCTGCTGACCTTCGCTCTGCTGACCTTGGCTCTGCTGACCTTCGCTCTGCTGACCTTCGCTCTGCTGACCTTCGCTCTGCTGACCTTGGCTTTGCTGACCTTCGCTTTGCTGACCTTCGCTCTGCTGACCTTAGCTCTGCTGACCTTCGCTCTGCTGACCTTCGCTCTGCTAACACCGACAAACGCTATATACAAATATCTTGCATTGGCTCAGCTAAACGCATGACAACTTACTGCTTTGATGATGATAAAATTTGGTGCGGATGTTTCACCGGAAATTTGGAAGAATTTGAGGAACAGGTTAGAGAGACTCACGATACTAATCCGCAGTATTTAAAAGAATATTTACTTTTTATTCAATATTTGAGGGACTTGAAATGAAATATATCAAAACCGCTGGGCTTACAGAAGCCCAGATACAAGAAATTCGATTAAATTATCTTGGAGCTTCTGAAATAGGGGTAATTTTGGGCTTAAATCCATTCCGTACACCTCACAATATTTGGCGTGAGAAACGCAGAGATCCAAATTATCAGCGTTTTCAAGGCAATGAATTTACTAAGTGGGGTACTCGTTTAGAAGATTCAATTGGTAAAGGCTTCGCTACTGATTATTTTTGTACGATTAAAAAAGATAACAAAATCCGAGTACATGAAAACGGCTTCCTTTCGTGTAGTTTAGATCGAATAATAACTAAACAAAAAGGGATAGACCGCCCGGGTTTGGGCATTTTGGAAATTAAAAATATCTCACAATTTGCTTATGATAAGTTTAGAAAGACTGAAACTGAAATACCATTACATTATTACGCACAGCATCAGCAGCAGTTTCTTATAACAGGCTACAAATGGGGATATTTTGTAATGTTAGTAGGCGGAAATAAACTTGAAGTCAAGGAAATGATACCGGACTTGACATTTATGAAAGCCCTCCAAGATTACGCTGAGGAATTTTGGAATACTTTTATTATCCAGGGGCAGGAACCGCCATTAACCGCTCCGGATATTCAAAACCCCCAAGAAACTCAACTAAAAGAGGGTGAATATGTGAATTTTGACGATATGGAAACCTTTAACCTATACCAAAGTTATCAAGATATTAATGCTGAAATCAAAGAACGTGAGAAAGTTAAAGATTCATTCAAGGAAAAGTTGATTGAGAAAATCGGTACTTTTAAGCAACTAACCTTCCAAAAACATCCGCTTTTAGAATGGTCGGAATATAAAACTTTTGACTCAAAGAGTTTTCAAAAAGATAACCAAGAGCTTTACGAGCAATATAAATTAAACATTGTCAGAAAGCTTAATTTCAAAAAATATATCTATGAGGAAAAACAATGAATTATTTGTATAAATTAACACGCCCAGACGATTGTGATTATGATGAATATGACAGCGCAATAGTTTGCGCTGCTAATCCAGATGATGCAAGACTAATCCATCCTTCCGGTCATAACGAAGAATATGACCGCAACTGGAACTCATTCACAAGTCGAGACAGAGTAATTATAAAGAGAATCGGCATAGCGGATGATGACTTAGAACAAAACAGTGTTATTTGTGCTTCATATAACGCAGGATAAACAAAATATAAAGGAAAAAACAATGACAAACATTCAGCAAGCCGCCAAAGATTCTTTGGCAAAACAAAACACAAGGACTACTTTGCAGGTAGTAAAGGGACTTACCAATACCGCAGAAGTAAAACAACGCTTTCAAGAAATCTTGGGGCAAAAGTCCGCAAGTTTTTTAGCTTCTTTGACTTCAATAGTTTCAAGTAATACAAACTTTGAGGGTATAGATCCAAATTCGATAGTTTCAGCGGCACTAATTGCAGCCACTTTAGATTTACCAATAAACCCAAATTTCGGATTTGCTCATATAATACCTTATCGAGGTAAAACTATGAAAGCGCAATTTCAAATGGGGTACAAAGCCTTCATACAACTTGCAATTCGTACTGGCATGTATGAAACTATTAACGCTACTCACGTTTACGAAGGCGAATTAGTAGAATCAGATCGTTTTAGAGGCACGCACAAATTCGATTCTAACATGAAAAAATCTGAAAAAATTGTTGGTTATTATTCGTTTTTTAAGTTAACAACCGGATTCCAAAAAGATTTGTTTATGACAACTGAAGAATTACTTGCACATGGTAAAAAGTATTCAAAGAATTTTGCAGATGCTAATGGACAGTGGAAAACTAATTTTAACGGAATGTCATTAAAGACCGTATTGAAATCCCTTCTCTCTAAATATGGAATCCTTTCAACCGAATTAAGAATGGCAATTCAATCAGATCAAGCAATAATTCACGAAGACGCTGAAGTTAAGGACTTCAAGTTTGAGTATGTAGACCGCCCAGAAACCGATGAAATTGAAACCGCCGAAGATAAACCAGAGCCTAAGATTAAACTTGATGTAATCGAAGCTAAATTAGCGGATAAATATGGATATCCGGCAGATGACTTAAACAAACTTGAGAACCCCGAATGGTATCTTAAAGCAATAGAAATAGAAAGCGGCAAAGACCTCGATGATTTTATAGACCAATACCGAACAGAACTTACAATGTTTGATGATAAAACTCAGTTGATTATTGGAACTGCATACGCGAAAAAGAAAACTAATAAATAGTTTTTTGAAATTGTGTTGTGGTAAGTAGCTATTTGGCGACTAACCGTTTCGGAAAGTGGTAACCTTTTTCGGTTTCTGTGAGAAACAGACAACAACGGAATGACATGTCAACTTTCTGTTTGGACAAAACAAACAAGCCATGTTTACGAGCGAACCCACAACACATATTATTTTAATAAATAAAAAGGAGTTATAAAATGATTACAAAAAGCAAGCAGGAAATATTTGATCAATATTCAGAAGAGATTACGATTTGGAATGAAACCTCTATCTTATATTTGAGTTTTCCCAATTTTGAAAAGGCAGCCGAAGAATACGTAAATCAAAGGTTGAATTTTCGTGATGCCATTGATGATAACAATGAACTTAAAAAGATATTGTTTGACGTAATAATATCCAACTACAGATTAGGCAAAGCAGAATATGACCGGAATCCATCATACAACGACACGCATTATCACGCTAAGGCAGAGAAAGCGTTGATAGATTATTTACAGGAAAACCATCCGGTTGCCTTAGCAGAAATTATGGATAAAATAAAAGCCATAGAAAGTTTTAGCTCATAAATAATTGTCGAGCTAATCAATGAATAAACGAAAGGAAATTATGGAAAAAATAAAGGTCGAGGCGAGAGAAATAGCCGACCAAGTTATAATCGATGAATTAGAAAATCGTCTCTTAAAAAATTATAGAAAAGACCCGACTAAACCGTCTTGTCTTTTCTGCCAACTTTTCCCAGCTCATGACGAAGAAGAATCAATCGAATTAGAAATTGAATTTTTTAGTTATGAAGAAGGTATGGAAATAAACTCTTTATTAAATAAGATTTCCAAAAGAAGGAAGAAAGTTATAAATAAAATTGACGCATAACTAACTGAGCGTCATTCACTGCGCCTGTCAATTATAGAGGCTGGCAGGCGCAAAATTAAACGAGATAATATGACATATAGACAAATATTAAAACAGTTTGGCTTTGAAAGAGTAACAGGTAAAGATAGGGTGAAGGGTGTAATAAATTTTACTCACCCAAAATATGATTGGTATGCAGAAATCATAAAATATGAACATTCCACGTCATGTTGGATAGTAGGTGACAAAATAAGAAATTCAATTCATTATCCAGGTGGTTGTCATTGCGATACACCCGAAGACCTGATGGAAGAATTACAAAAAGCAAAAGATAAACTTAATTAAACGAAAGGATTAACATGGAAAAGAAATATGTGCTGGCGAAAGATTTACCGAATGTGAAGAGGGGAAACATAATAGAAACTTTAAGTGATTCGTCCGTTTTCGTAAGGGAGGATGATAGTTTACACACCCTGAACAGATCACTTGAAAAAAAAGGTAATGCAATTAAACGATTATTAAAAGACGGCTGGATTGAAGAAGTAAAGCCTTTGGAGATTTGGGTGAATGAATATGAACACAAACGTTATGGTTCTGGGTATTTAACTAAGGAATTAGCCTTAGAAGCTCAAGACCCTAATTGCAATCGCACAGTCCATTTTATCGAAGCCATAGAATAATTCCTATTGCATTTAAACTTAAATCTGCTATATTTGGAATAGCAAACATTTTGAAGTAATAATTATGAATTTAAATAAAGTCCTGTATTTGAGATACCTTTCAACGCTTCCCCAGCGGTGCTTTGATTTGTTTGCTACTCATTTGCAGGACTTTTTTATTTTGGAAACCTCTGATGAAAAATGAAGGATGGATTTCACTACATAGAAAAGTTCAAGAAAATTGGATATTTAAAAAAAATCGGGTTAAATCTGAATTTGAAGCATGGATTATTATGCTTTTAGAAGTCAACCACGCAGAGGAAAAAGTATTAATTAAAAACGAAATTATTATTTGTGGCAGAGGTGAATCAATCAAATCTTTAGACACCTGGGCACATATGTTTGGGTGGACAAAATCGAAAGTATTTCGTTTTTTTAAATTGTTAGAAAGTGATTCTATGATTGTTCTAAAATCGACACACAAAACGACACACTTAACTATTTGTAATTACGAGAATTACCAGAACTCACGAAACGATAATGAAACAAAGTTGAAACAAAGACGAAACAAAGTTGAAACAAAGTTGAAACTAAACAATAATGATAATAATGATAATAATGATAATAATATACATCCACTACAAATGT